GTTTTATTTCAATAGACAAGTCAGCCCTGAAATGACCTTATGGCCTGTGCCTGAAAATAGCACGGATCAGCTTGTATACTATTATATCACACGAATAGAAGATGCTGACGCGCTCGTTAATACAACGGATGCTCCGTTTAGGTTTTTGCCTTGTATGGTTGCTGGTCTTGCATACTATTTATCTATTAAGAAGGCTCCAGAACGAGTTCAGCTTTTAAAAACGGTGTATGAAGAAGAGTTCCAGCGTGCGGCAGATGAAGATGAGGATCGTGTGTCACTCAAATTGACACCTAGTATTCAATATTTGAGGGTGTAATGGCTAGATATGCGTCAGGAAAAGATGCGTATGGGATTTCAGACAGGTCTGGATTTCAGTTTCGTTTAAGAGATATGCGAGAAGAATGGAATGGTCTACTTGTAGGTCCAGATGAATATGAACCAAAACACCCGCAGTTAGAACCGCCTAGAGTTGGCCCAGATCCTCAAGCGTTAAGGAATCCGCGTCCGGAACAGGCTTTAGATCAACAACGGAACATTCAATGGAGTTGGAATCCTGTTGGTGGTCCGCCCACTGATCCAATTAATCCTCCGAATAACTTGGAGGCGTTAGGCCAAGTAGGGGCAGTTACGGTAACGGTGACATAATGGCATTTACATACACAGAATTACAGCAGGCGATACAAGACTACACAGAGAATAACGAGACTACTTTCGTTAATAATATCCCTGTATTCATAAGACTTGCAGAGGAACGTATTCTTAAATCTGTACAATTAAACCTGTTTCAGAAGAATGTTTCTGGTGTAATGGCTAGTGCTAATCAGTTTCTAGCGTGTCCGACTGACTTTTTGGCACCTATGTCTTTGAGTTTTACAGATGCTAATGGTGATCAGTCTTTTCTTTTGTTTAAAGATTTGGACTATGTTCAGACATACACGCCAGACCCTGCGACAACTGGCGATCCTCTTTATTACGCACAATTTGATGTAAGTAACTTTTTGCTTGGGCCAACACCTAACGCTAATTACGTTACGACACTTCATTATTTGTATCGACCTGCTAGTTTAACAGCGGGGGCTGGCACTGGAACGACTTGGTTAAGCGAAAACGCTGAAATTGCCCTATTATATGGCTCTTTAATTGAGGCCTATGTGTTTATGAAAGGCGAACAAGACGTATTAGGAGCGTACAATGCTAGATTTGGTGAGGCTTTATCCCGCCTTAAAAACTTTGGTGAAGCTCTTGAAATATCTGATGAGTATCGCACAGGACAAATTAGGAGGCCAAAGACATAATGTTTAAGGCAATAGTAGATATGCCGGAAGATTTTTCGGTGTCCGTTCAAACCACAAGTAATCGAGGGTTTACACCTGAAGAAGTGGCAGAACGCTGTGTGGATCGTTTGATCAGTGTATCGGATCAAGCTCATCCTGCCATTCGTGACCAAGCAAATGCATATAGAAAGCATATGTTGGCGGTTGTAGCTTTTTACATGCGAGAAGCAATAAAAAGTGATAGAACTACGGTACATAACGCCCTATCTGAGGCAGGTTATGCAAAACTTGCCGAACAAATAAGGAGACTGTGACATGGCATTTACGGGCAATTTTATGTGTACGAGCTTCAAAAAAGAGTTACTTGAAGCTGTTCACAACTTTAAACTTTCAGGCGGTAGCACGTTCAATTTAGCGCTGTATGACAATAACGCTTCATTTACTGCGGCTACAACCGCTTACACAGCTACAGACGAGGTATCTGGAACTGGTTACACAGCTAAAGGCGCGGCACTTACGAGAGTAGATCCTACTACAAGTGGAACTACAGCGTTTACTGACTTTGCTGACCTTACGTTTAGCACGGCTACAATCACTGCTCGCGGTGCGCTTATCTTTAATGATACCGCGTCAGGTGACCCATCCGTAGTTGTTTTAGACTTTGGTTCAGACAAAACATCAACCGCAGGTGACTTTACAATTGTATTTCCAGCGGCAGATGCGAGTAATGCAATAATCCGGATCGCCTAAACATGGCTGATATCATCGTTCCAATAGGCGGCTGGGGTCGTGGTGGTTGGGGCGAAGATCCGTGGGGTGAAAGTGGCTTTCCCTTTGCTACGGCATCGGTAGGCGCAGTCACTGTTGTTGCGGAAGCTAACGCTCCAGTTACTGGACTTGCAGCCACAGGCGGCGTGGGTTCTGTCACTGTTGTTGCGGAGGCCAATGTTGGAGTCACTGGACTTGCAGCTACAGGCGGCGTAGGTTCGGCCACTGTTACAGCGGATTCCAATACGAGTGTTACAGGTGTTACAGCCACAGGTGCAGTAGGTTCGGCCACTGTTACAGCGGATTCCAATACGAGTGTTACAGGTCTAGCGGCTACAGGCGCAGTAGGTTCTGCAACCGTTACAGCAGACGCCAATGTAGCTCTTACAGGTGTTACAGCCACAGGCGCAGTAGGTTCGGCCACTGTTGATGCAGAGGCGAATGTACCTGTTACTGGTTTGACAAGTACAGGCGGTGTAGGCTCAGTTACAGTACAGGCTGATGCCAACACAGGTGTTACAGGTCTAGCGGCTACAGGTGGTGTAGGCTCAGTAACAACAAACGCTGACGCCAATGTCTCAGTTACTGGTCTAGCGGCTACAGGTAGTGTAGGCTCAGTAACTATAGAACTTGGAATGACAGTTAGTGTCACTGGTTTGTCGTGTTCTGGTATAGTTGGGAGTGTAAGCACAACAGCAGATGCGAATGTTTCACTAACTGGTGTTTCAGCTAGTGGGGAAGTTGGATCTGTACTTGTTTGGGGTACTATTGTGCCAAATCAAAATCCGAGTTATACTCCTATTGCTCCTACGCAAACGCCGGCATGGGGTGAGACCACTCCGGCGCAGACACCAAATTGGACAAACATAGCAGCGTGAGAGGCGATCTAAGATATGGCTAGTACATACACAACTAATTTAGGTATTGAAAAACCAGCGACCGGGGAACAGTCAGGAACTTGGGGCGCTACAACCAACACTAATTTTGACATCCTTGATCAAGCAATTGGCGGTATTGAAGCGGTTACGCTTTCAACGGCTGGGTCAAGTGTATCTCCTACAGCGCTTCCGATCACGGATGGTGCGGTATCCACGGGTCGTAATAAGTATATTGAATTTGTGGATGGCGGAGATTTAGGCGCAACTGCTTATGTACAGCTTACGCCTAATGATTCGGAAAAGGTCGTATATTTCCGTAACAGCTTATCTGGTTCACGTTCCATCCTTATATTTCAGGGGACTTACAGTTCTAGCCGAGATATCGAGATCCCGAATGGAAAAGATGTTGTTCTAAAGTTTGACGGTGGCGGATCTACAGCTATTGTCACATATCTTCAAGCAAATGAATATTATGTTGGTAACACTCAGCTTGTTGGTAACTTGGACGTTGACAACATCAATATCAATGGTAACACCATCTCAAGCACCGACACGAATGGTAACCTCACCATCGACCCGAATGGTACTGGCGATATTGTTTTAGATGCCAACGTGGGCATTGGGACGACTTCGCCATACTCTTACGGAAAACTTACCATTGAGGGAGGCAACGGAACCCAGCTTGTTCTTGACAATGCGGGTGAACAATACACTCAAATGTATTTTCTAAACAACGGGACGGATAAAGGTTCTATTTGGGTAGACAACAGTCTTTCCTTGTTTAGTTTTGTCGCCCGTTCTGGAATTGCGATGAATTTCTATGCCAATAACTCCGAAGCAATGCGCATTGACACCAGCGGTAACGTTGGCATTGGTACAAGTAGTCCTAGTCACAAATTAAATGTTCGTGGTGGTCGTTCCGTTTTTCAAGCAAATAGCGATTTGTATTCTATTCAAGTTGAAGGAGCAAGTGGAGCTGGTCAATACTATATTGGAGCAACCAATGAAGCATCTCCGTCATTAGTATTTTCCAATGTTGGCGGCACAGAACGCCTCCGCATCGACAGCAGCGGCAACGTGGGCATTGGGACGAGTAGTCCTACGTCTGCTTTAGATGTGCGTGAAACAGCTACTTCCGCTGTCCCGTTAAGGTTAGAAACTAATGGTGGTGCAGCTAATACCGTTAGACCTCAAATAAGTATGTTTTCAGGTGGTTCTAACGGTTATCACATTTCAACAATTCGTTCTAATGTTAGCAATGACCCTTATGGATTAGCTTTTATTGAAAACACCACAGAACGTATGCGTATAACATCAGATGGTGATGTAGCTATTAACAATACTACTTCAAATGGATTTAAGATGTATATACAATCCATTAGTGGGCAACCTGCACTAGGTTTAAGAAGAAATGGTGGTGCTGATGGGGAGCTAGTGCGTTTCTTTAATTCTGCTGGAACGGATGTTGGTAGTATTGATACAACAGCATCTGCCACATCATACAACACTTCCTCAGATTACAGACTAAAAGAAAATGTGGTAGAAGACTGGGATGCAACCACACGCCTCAAGCAACTCAACCCTGTTCGCTTTAACTTTATCGCTGACGCAGATACCACAGTCGATGGCTTTCTAGCACACGAGGTTCAGAGCGTAGTGCCAGAAGCAATCACAGGCACACATAACGGTATGCGTGACGAGGAATACGAAGTCACACCAGCGGTGCTTGATGAGGATGGCAACGTAGTTACGCCAGCGGTTATGGGTACACGTTCAGTGCCGGATTATCAGGGCATTGACCAGTCAAAGCTAGTGCCGTTGCTGGTGAAGACCATACAAGAACTTGAGGCTCGTATAGCCGCACTAGAAACCAACTAACAGGAGAAACAAATGGCTAACACATACACATGGGATTTCCCAACATTAGAAACTGCACCAACAGAAGGTGACTTGTCAGACGTAGTAAAGACAATTCACTGGCGCATCACTGCTGTCAGTGATAGTGAACAAGACGCTGAAGGC